GGGAATAACAAACATATCTCCATGTACTGGCAACACGCTCACGACATAGACCACAAGATTTATATTATAACTGAGTATGCACTTAACGCTAACGACTATGTACAGTTTAGCGACAGTATGGTTATGCAAAGCGGTGACTCCATACAAGTGCTGACAGAAGCTGCCTCGTTAATGAATGTTATGGCTTCGTTTGACCTCAAAAAAGAAGCACAAACTGTAGCGTTTGATGGTGAATAAGCTTGACAAATTGAGAAATCTGTGGTATAATAGCAACAAAGGAAAAGATAAATGACATACTTACAACTTGTCAACGCTGTACTGAGGAGACTTCGAGAGAGTGAAGTGGACACTGTACAGGGTGTAGGAAATACAAATAGCTACTCTCGCTTGATTGGTGATTTTGTTAATGAGGCAAAAAGTCAAGTAGAAGCTGCATGGGATTGGACAGCTCTGCGGGGTACGTTAACTCTTACAACAACACCTAACGTATTTAACTATGAGCTAAACGGTGCTCAGAACAATGCAAAGGTGTTAGATGTATGGAATGACACCAGCAATATTGAGTTACAGTATAAGACTTCTAATTGGTTTAACCAAGAGTTTCTAATGAGTGAGCCACAAGTTGGTATCCCTGTTTACTATAACTTTAACGGTATTAGCACAGATAGAGATTTGCAGGTAGATATTTATCCAATCCCTGATGCTGTTTACGACTTGCGGTTTAACTTCACCCTCCGTAACCTTCCTCTTGAAGATGACGCAGAAACAAGTGTTTTACCCACCCGTCCAATTATCCTGTTAGCCACTGCAATGGCGATTGAGGAACGTGGTGAAGATGGTGGACAACAAAGTATGAACGCCTATGCTGCTGCTCAGTCGGCATTGGCAGATGAGATTGCTTTTGATGCTGCTCGGCATCCAGAGGACACTATTTGGTATAGCGTATGAAACAACTTCAAACACTTTCTGTTGTCTCTCCCGGCTTCTACGGGCTTAACACCCAAGAGAGTGGCATTACGCTGTCTCCTAACTTTGCCCAACTAACTGACAATGTTATTATTGATAAGTATGGTCGGTTAGGCTCTCGTAAGGGCTGGCAAATGCTCACAACTGATGGAGCTACCACTCTGTCTGGGGCAGCTATTGAGTTTCTTTCGGAACATGTGAATGCTGACAACAGTGTTGTTACTCTCTCAGGCGGGGATAACACTTTGTTTAAGGATGGTGATGATGCTGATGTTTTGGTTGACATTACACCAGCAGCTTACACTATTACAGGGAATAACTGGAAAGCTGCTAACCTTTACGATCATTCACTACTTGTGCAGAGTGGTCATGCTCCTTTGGTTTATACAGAGAGTACTTCCCCTGCTTGTCAAACACTCACAGGGTACACAGGTGTAGCACAGAGCTATGGGACTTCTTATCCTAATGATGTAATAGCCGCCTATGGACGCTTCTGGGTACACGACAACGACAACATATATTGGTCAACTGATATAGCTGATACAGCCTTTCCTGCCTTTAATGGGGGCACAAGCGGTTCCCTAAACATTGCCTCTGTTCTGCCTAATAACGTAGATACTGTTATTGCTCTTGCTGCTCATAATGATTTTTTAATTATCTTCTGTGAGCGTAACATTGTTATTTATGGCGGTGCTGCTAACCCTCTAGGTGATTTTAAGTTATCGGATGTTATCGCTGGTGTGGGCTGCGTTGCTCGTGATTCTATCCAAAGCACTGGTGGGGACTTAATCTTCCTATCTGACACAGGTGTTCGTTCGTTGGGTCGCTTGTTGCAAGAGAAGTCCTTGCCCATGCGTGACCTAACAAAGAATGTACGAGATGACTTGATTAGGGACTTGTTACAGGAACGTGTTAATAACGGTAGTTTAAATAAGGTTAAGAGTGCTTACTCAGAGGTTAACGCCTTTTACCTGCTCTCCTTCCCATCGACATCGACTGTTTACTGTTTGGATATGCGTCAGGCATTAGAGGATGGTTCTTCTCGTGTTACTCAATGGTACGAGTATGAGGCTAAAGCTTTTGTTCGTAGACGTGACCGTGAGTTGTTAATTGGCAAGACAAACGGGATTGGTCGTTACTTTGGTTACACAGATAACGGAGAGGCTTATCGCCTTCGTTACTTCTCTCACTACCTTGACCTACAAAGCCCTACGACACTCAAGATACTAAAGCAGATTAGCGCTACAGTTATTGGCGGTAGTAACCAATCTTTTGTTATCAAGAGTAGTTTTGATTACTCTACTGCTGCTCGGTCTTATCCGTTTACTATTGCTGACCGTGGTGTCTCAGAGTATGGGTTAGCTGAGTATGGGGTGTCAGAGTTTTCATTCGGTATTATCCTAGACTCCATTAAGAGTAGTGTGGGTGGTAGTGGTAATACAATTCAGATTGGTTTTGAGGCTAATGTACAGGGCAACGAATTGTCAGTACAGAAGCTGGATATTTTTGTTAAAACAGGAAGGACGAGTTAATGTCTAACTATTCAAAGACAACAGACTTTGCAGCTAAGGATGCTTTGCTGACAGGTGACCCCAACAAGATTGTTAAGGGTACAGAGATTAACGACGAGTTTGACTCTATTCAGACAGCCGTTAACAGTAAGGCTAATAACAACAACGCAGCCCTCACAGGAACTCCTACAGCCCCCACAGCGGCCTTTGAGACCGATACTACACAGATAGCTACCACAGCGTTTGTTCAGACTGCTCTGGCTGCTCTACACCCTATTGGCTCTGTCTACATCAACGCTAACACAGCGACTAACCCTGCTACCTTACTAGGCTTTGGTACTTGGACAGCCTTTGGTGCTGGTAAGGTGATGGTCGGTATTGATTCAGGGGACACTTCCTTTGACACTGCTGGCGAAACTGGCGGTACTAAAGATGCTGTTATTGTAAGCCACACTCACAGCCTTACAGACCCCGGTCACTCACACTTATTAACCTCTACTGCCATTGGTGCTGGAGGTGGAACTGGTGAGTTTACAGGTGCTGGAGGGTCTGCTGGTGGTAGTCAAATTGCAGATCGTGTTATCAGCAATACAACAGGCATTACTATCAGTGCCACAGGCTCTTCAGCCACTAACGCAAACCTCCAGCCATATGTCGTAGTGTACATGTGGAAACGAACAGCATAAGGAATTATTATGGATCCATTAGACATACTTAACGCAGGTGTAAGCCTGTGGGGTGGTTATAAATCATCCAACCAAGTGCAGGATGCTGGTGCGGCAGCGGCGGCGGCTAACATAGAGTCAGCTAAGATTGCAGCGGATGCGGCGGCTTTTAAACCCTACGCCATCTCGACAGGCTTTGGCTCTAGCTACTTCGACCCTAGTAAGAATCAAGCAGGTTATGAACTCGACCCCCTCTTAGCTGCCTTCCGTAACAAGATGTACGGGACAGGTGCTGAGTTTATGGGGCAGATTGAAACAGACCCACAACAGGCGGCTCAAAACTATTATAACCAACAGCAAGCGCTTATGGCTGGTGGACGTGGTGCGGAAGATATTGCCCTACGCCAACAGCAACTTCAGTCAGGTCGTATTGGCCTAGGCTTATCAGGGGCATCTCAGG